GGCGGCCCTAAAAAGTCGCCCTTTTTTTTAGCACTAAATAATCATATGATTAAGATAATTTATCTCATTCCTTTGTTGTTTGATTTTTATGACAAAGAGTTTAAACTCTTTACTGAAATGGATATTAAAGAATATAAGACACAACAGGAATGTATAGTAGAAATGAACAAATTAAATAAACAGTTTGAAATAGAACATTCTGCTATAAGAGTAGTGTGTGTGGAAAAATGAATAAAAAGTTAGAACGATATATTATCCTTGGATTATTCTTAACTATAATTGTGTTAGGAATATGGGGATGTACAAATAAACCTATAACTAAATCTAAACAACCTAGTGTATATGATGGTTCACTTGGACTTATGTTAGGTTGTATGTTTAATCCTAGTGAATGTGATAAGATTAAAAAAAACGCTGAACAAGAAGAAATTACTAAAGAATGGGAAGAAGTAGATAAACAAAACTCTCATAAATAGTATTATGACAACTACAAATAGTTATAGCAGACAACCTACAAAGTTAGACTATGCAAGTCCTACTCAATTTAAATTTTCTATATTTAAATTACCTAAGGTAGAATACTTTTGTACAGCTGCAAATATACCTGGTGTTACTTTAGGTAGTACATCTTTACCTACACCTTTAAAAGATGTTCCAATTCCAGGTGATAAATTAGATTATGATACTTTAAATATTTCTTTTTTAGTAGATGAAAATTTAGAAAACTATAGAGAGATACACGGTTGGTTAACAGGCCTTGGATTTCCAAAAGACTATTCACAATACAGAGCTTTACAAAGTGCAGGCTCAGATAGATTTCCTACAACAACGAATGAGACTTATTCAAGTGAGATAGGTCAAGTATCAAAACAAACACCAGATGATGGAGGTCTATATTCAGACGCTACATTGTTTGTGTTGACAAGCAAAAATAATTCAAATATAGAAATACGATTTAGAGATGTATATCCTATTTCTTTATCTGGATTAGATTACAATCAACAAGCAACGGATGTTGATTATCTAACTGCTACTGTAACATTTCAATATAAGATATATGAATTTGCAAATGTTAGTGCCACAGGAACACTAGAAACTACATCCTAAACCATTGACTAAATAGTCAATAAATGATATAATGGAGATATTATGACCTTTGATGAATTACAGGCTTTAGCCGATAAAGACCTTCAAATAAACGATACTGAATTGGATTTGGAATCGTTAAAAACACCAGCCTTACATAATAAGTATTGTAAGTTTCACAATCAATATATTAATCTATTAAAAAAGGCCGAACAAGATAGAGATAGATTAATAAAAGATAAGTGGGAGTATTATACTGGTAAAGCTGATCCTCAAGTGTACCAAGAAAAACCTTTTAATCTAAAAATCTTAAAACAAGATGTTGACAAGTATTTAAAAGCTGATGATGAAATTATTAAGTTAGAACAAAAGGTAACGTATATACAAAGTGTTGTTGATTACTTAGATAAAACTATTCGTATTATTTCAAATCGTACATTTCAAATTAAAAATGCTATAGAGTGGAAAAAATTTACTTCTGGCGTTATCTAAAATGTTTACTCCTGAACCATACAAGGTCCATCAATCTGTCATTTCTAAAAGTATCTGTAATGAAATAATTTCAATTGGTGAGCAACAAAAATTAACTGACGCAAAAATAAAAGAAGGCCATCAAAATAATCGTAAGTCAACTGTTTCTTGGATTAAAGATGAGAGTATTGAAAATGTTTTATCAAGTACAATTCAGACTTGTAATAAGATATGGAATTATGACTTAACTGAATGTGAGCCGTTTCAATATACAGTTTATAATCAAAATGATTTTTATGATTGGCATATTGATACACACAACAAACCATATCCAAATGGTTTAATAAGAAAGTTAAGTTTTACTTTATTGTTAAATGATGAATACGAAGGTGGTGAATTTGAAATTTGCGTTCCCTCTCCTAAAACAGAAAAACAAAGATATGTAAAAATAGATGATAAACAAATAGGAACTATGATAGTGTTTCCTAGTTTTGTTTGGCATAAAGTTAATCCTGTTATAAAAGGTGTAAGAAAATCATTAGTTGGTTGGATTGTAGGAAGTCCTTTTAAATAATATGCAAAGTATAATTGTAGAAAAGCTTAATGATGTTTACATAAAAATTGACGCTGACGCTTCTATTCGTAGAGAATTGTCCGACTATTTTTCTTTTGAGGTTCCTGGTTATAAGTTTACACCTCAGTTTCGTAGTAGAGTTTGGGATGGAAAAATAAGATTATACTCTTATGCTACAGGTCAAATGTATGTAGGGTTATATCCTTATCTACAAGAATGGTGTAAGAAGAAAAACGTATATATTGTTGAATCTAGTCAAATATTGACACATAGGAGTGTCTCAGCCGCCGATATAGACGGTATGATTAAAGAATATGATCTATCTATTAAACCTAGGGATTATCAAATAAACGCATTTAAATTCGCATTAGAATATGATAGAGGATTAATATTATCACCTACAGCTTCAGGTAAGTCGCTTATTATCTATATGTTGGTCAGACATTATCTTAATTCAATAAACAATAATGTTTTAATCATTGTACCTACTACCTCACTTGTAGAACAATTATATAAAGACTTTAAAGATTATGGATATAACGTTACAAAGAATGTAAGTAGAAAATATCACGGTTATGATATTGATGAAAACAAGAGAGTAGTTATTTCTACTTGGCAGTCATTATATAAATTACCTAAAGCTTCTTTTGAAAATTATGGTGCTGTAATTGGTGATGAAGCACATCTTTTTAAAGCTGTTTCATTAACAAAGATTATGACAAAGTTAACTGATTGTAAGTATCGTATTGGCCTTACAGGAACTTTAGATGATAGTAAAACACATAAGTTAGTGTTGACAGGTCTGTTTGGTATGGTCAATAAGGTTGTATCAACAACTGAATTAATTGAAAGAAAACAACTAGCAAACTTAAAGATTGTTTGTTTAAATCTAAAATATCCAGAAGCAGAAGCTAAAAAAGTATATGGTGTTAAGTACTTTGAAGAACTAGAATATCTTACTCAAAATGTATCTCGTAACAAATATATAAGAAATCTTACTTTAGCCTTAAATGGTAATACTTTATGTTTGTTTCAATTAGTAGAAAAACACGGTGAAAATCTATTTAACTTAATTAAACAAAAGGCTGATCCAAAAAGAAAAGTGTTTTTTGTTTATGGTGGAACAGAAACAGAGGATAGGGAAAAGATTAGAGCAATTACAGAAAAGTCAGATAATGCTATTATTATTGCTTCATTTGGAACTTTTTCTACTGGTATTAATATACGTAATCTACACAATATTGTTTTTACAAGTCCTAGTAAAAGTCCTATCAGAATATTACAAAGTATTGGTAGAGGATTGAGGGTTGGAGATAAAAAACAAAGTGCAACAGTATATGATATTTCAGATGATCTGACCTATAAAGATAAAAAGAATTTTACGTTAACACATTTTCAGGAAAGAGTTAACATATACAATAGAGAAAATTTTAACTATGAAATACACACAATAACTTTGAAAGATATGATTTATGATTTCAGATGAGGATTTTATTTTTTTACTTTATGAGAGTAGAAATGCTAGAACAATTTTAGAAATAGGTACAGGAACAGGTAAGAGTACAGCTGCTCTTTCAACAAACGGTTCACTTGTAGTTACTATTGATAGAAATGATATATTTACTTTTAAAGGATTAAAGTTTGCTAAGAGACATATTATGGAAAGTAAAGACTTTTGGTTTAATCCACATTTACAATATAATTTGTTATATGAGTTTGTTTTTGTTGACGCCTCTATTGGATTGGGTGATTGTAAAGAAATATTAAAAAGAACAACTGATAATTTTAGTATTGCATTCCACGATTATCTTCCAGGAAATAAAAATAAAAATGAGAATAAAGGTGAGTATAATATGAAATATTTTAAAGAAGCTGCATTGGAAAACTATCAAATAACTCAACGTACTGGTGGTACACATTGTGTTATACTAGACCTAAAGAAAGATAAATAGTTATATGATTAATCGTATAGATACAAAGTCGGTTAAAATACTCAGATTGGTTTCTGGAGAAGAAATATGTTGTAAATTTCCTCTAGCTAAAAATCAATTACCTGAAAACTCAAAACTATTGAGATTACAGGAACCTATGTTAATTAAATATGTTCCTAGAATTACTGAACACGGTATCTCCGATTACATAGCATTAGTTAAGTGGGTAGGATTTACAGATGAAAAAGTGGTAACAATTCCTATAGATAAAATTATTACAATCTGCAATGCCACTCCTCAGTTTACAGAAAGATACGATCAACTAACTGCAGCTATAAAAAATGTTAAACAACCACTTCCTGGATATATTGAAAGAAATATGACACAAGAAGAATTATCTTTTGCCGTTTCCAATGATGAAGATTATGATAGAGAAGTTAATGAAGATGAGATGAGGGAGATTACTAAATTTATTAAAAATAATAATAAGAAGAAATTACACTAGTGAGGTAGCTGGTTCTCGGCAACAACCCACAAGGGTATTATAACAGTAAAATTAAATTATGTCAAGTGCTTATGAAAATTAGATATTATAAAGATATAAGTAAAGGCCGATGGGCAGGATTTCTTCTTGCTATGTTAAGTGCATTTATACTTTCAGGTGCAAATATCTCAACACAATGGGTAGGATGGTTAATAGGTTGTTTTTCCTGTGCTATATGGGTGTATATGGGTTGGAAAGACAAAGACATACCTCGTATGTTAATGGAACTATTCTATATGTTTCTTGCTATGAGGGCTGTATTTAATTGGTTAATTTAATCGTCAACCATTGACAAAAACAACTAAATGTAGTATTATATAATTATGACTAAAACAAAAAAAAGATCGGAACATTACGTTGATAATAAGAAGTTTTTTGAAGCGATGGTTGAATATAAAGACCGTTGTGAAAAAGCTAAAAAACGTGGTAGAAAAAATCCTCCAGTAACAAATTATATAGGAGAATGTTTTTTAAAGATTGCGAATCATTTATCTTATAGACCAAACTTTATAAATTATACCTTTAGAGATGATATGATTTCAGATGGTATAGAAAATTGTTTACAATATTTAGGTAACTTTAATCATAAAAAATCAAACAACCCATTTGCTTATTTTACGCAAATAATTTATTATGCTTTTATTAGAAGAATACAGAAAGAGAAAAAACAAGCTTCTATTAAATACAAAATGATTGAAGAAGCTAATATAGATGAATTTACTGTACTGCCAGGAGATACAGACAACAATTACAAAAACCAATTTTTAGAATTTTTAAGAAAAAACAAACCATCAACTGATGAACAACCTGATCCAAAAGATATAAAGATTAAAAAAAGAAAAAAAAGAACTTATACAAGCGTTTTAGATATATAATGAAAATTGCATTACTAAACGATACCCATTTTGGTGTTCGTAACGACAGCGAAGCTTTTAGAAACTATCAATTAAGATTTTATAACGAAATCTTTTTTCCTTACTTAAAACAACACAACATAAAAACCTTAATTCATTTAGGTGATGTTGTTGATAGAAGAAAGTTTATTAACTTTCAAACAGCTTCAGTTTTTAGAAAATATTTTTTTGATAGGTTATATGAAGAAAATATAGATACACACATTATTATTGGAAACCACGATACATATTTCAAAAATACAAATCAAGTTAATGCTGTAGAAAACTTATATACATCATTTGACGGAAATAAAGAACCTTGGATTTACACAAAATCTACTTTAGTCAACATTGGCGGGACAGATATATTATTTGTTCCTTGGATTTGTGATGATAACTACAACCATTCTTTAGAAATGTTAAAAACAGCTAAGGCAGATTTATGTTTTGGCCATTTAGAAATTAAAGGTATTGAAATGCAAAATGGTGTAATTAATGAACACGGATTAAATAAATCAGACTTTAGTAGATTTGATAGAGTTGTATCAGGCCACTTTCACAAACATACAGATGATGGTCAGATTTACTATTGTGGTGCTCAATATGAAATGACTTGGTCAGACTATCAGGATCCAAAAGGCTTTCATATATTTGATACTGAAACAAGAGAAATAGAAAGAATAATAAATCCATATACAATACATAAAAAAATAATATATGATGATAAAAAAAGAGATTATAAAAGCCTTGATATATCTGAATACAACAATCATTTTATTAAATTAATTGTATTAAATAAAACAGACAATCAAGTATTTGACAAATTTGTAGAAAGATTGTATAATGAAATATCTGTGTATGATTTAAATATTATAGAAGATTTTTCAGATATTAAAGCTAGTGTTAGAGATGATATATTAGAAATGGGCGAAGACACACTTACATTTTTAAATAATTATGTTGATCAGATAGAAACGGATGTAAATAAATCAAAACTAAAACAATATTTAAAATCAATTTACATAGAAGCTAATGACACAACCACTACAGTATGATATATTTTAAAAAACTTAGATGGCGAAATTTTTTATCTACTGGTAATCAGTTTATAGAAGTTGATTTAGCTAAAGCACAATCAACACTTATTATTGGAACAAACGGTGCAGGTAAATCTACTTTACTTGACGCATTGTGTTTTGCATTATTCAATAGACCTTTTAGAGATATAAAAAAAGAACAATTGGTAAACACAATTAATCAAAATGATTGTTTAATTGAATGTGAATTTGAAACAAGTAATAAGAAATATAAAGTTGTAAGAGGAGTTAAACCAAATACATTTGAAATCTATTGTAACAATGTATTATTAAATCAGGATGCTTCAAATATTGATTATCAAAATATGTTAGAACAAAACATATTAAAATGTAATTATAGAGCTTTTTGTCAAGTTGTTATTTTAGGTTCTACCTCTTATGAACCTTTTATGCACCTACGTGCTAGATACAGACGAGAGGTAGTAGAAGAAATATTAGACATAAGAGTTTTTAGTCATATGGATTTATTATTAAGACAAAAACAAGGTGAATTAAGCAAAGCTGTTATAGATGTAAAACATAGATACGATCTAATGACAGAAAAATACGAACTACAAAAGAAACATTTTGAACAAATAAAAAATAGAGACACTTCGGATATTGAAGACAGAAAAAAACAACTAAAAGAAAATGAACAAAGTAATTACGAATATAATCAAAAATTACAATTATTAAATGAAAAAATTATAACTGCAAAGGCAGAAATATGGGTGGCTGAAAAACATAATAAAAAAATTTATGACCTTTCAAAGTTAGAAACAAAAATAGAAACTAACTTGTCAAATCATAAAAAAACTTTAAACTTTTTTGAAGAAAATGACACTTGTCCTACTTGCACACAACCAATCGAATCATCTTTTAAAGAAAAAAAAGTAATTACAGAAAAAAATAAAATAAATGAATTAGAAAAAGGTCTAAGTGAACTTTCAAATGAAATGGAAAAAACACAAGCAAAAGTAGATGAAATGGGTAAACTAAATGACAAACTGTCAGAATTAAATATAGCTGTAGCAAAAATCAATACTTCTATTTCAGAAATTAATAGACACTCAAATAGATTAGATTCAGAAATAGCTAAGTTAGAATTAGACTCAGAAAATACAAACAAAGTAGCACAAGAATTAGAACAAATAAAAGAAAGTTTAAAATCTGTAAACGTTGAAAAAGAAAAGGCTGTGGAAGAAAAGAAATATATTGATATTGCCAGAGAAATATTAAATGATACAGGCGTTAAAGCCAACATTATTAAGAAGTATCTACCAATAATGAATAATTTGATTAATAAGTATTTACAATCTATGGACTTCTTTGTTAACTTTCATTTAGATGAAGAATTTAACGAAACAATTAAAAGTAGATTTAGAGATACCTTTAATTATAATAGTTTTAGTGAAGGTGAGAAATTAAGAATAGACCTTGCATTATTATTTACTTGGAGAACTATTGCCAAAATGAAAAATAGTACAAATACAAATCTGTTAATATTAGATGAAATATTTGATAGTAGTTTAGATGGTCAAGGTACCGAAGACTTTTTTAAAATACTCAAAACACTAACAAACGAAAATACATTTATTATATCACATAAAGGAGATATATTATTTGATAAATTTACTAATATAATTAAGTTTGAAAAATATAAAAACTTTACGAGGTTAGCACAATGACATATGAATTATTACCACCAAGTGATCCAAGAGTACTATCAAGTATAGCACCTTTTGATATTGAAACATTTAAAAGAGAAGAAAAGATAGAACTAAAAGAATTTGTTAACAATATGTTTGAAACTATGAAAAAATATGGTGGTATAGGATTATCAGCTAATCAAGTTGGAAAACCTTATCGTATGTTTATAATGGGTGATCACCCACAAGTACATCAAAGTAAAAAATGGGTTTGTATAAATCCAGAAGTAACGTTAGCAAGTAAACAAACAATTAGAATGAAAGAGGGTTGTTTAACTTTTCCTTTTTTATTCCTAGACATAGAAAGACCAAACTCAGTTAAAGTTAAATACCTTGATGAAGATTTAAAAGAACAAGAAGAAGATATGATTGGTATTGTTAGTAGATGTTTTCAACACGAATTAGATCATATGAATGGTATTGTTTTTACAGAAAGGGTTAGTAAATTTAAATTAGATTACGCTCTTAAAAAAAGAGATAAAGAAATAAAAAGGATGCAAAAATTATGGAAACTCCAATCTGCAAAGAATTAGATTTACCTCAGTATAAAAATAGTTTAGACGAAGTTGTTAACTATTTAAACAATTTATCTTATTCTGTTGTTAAAACAAAATACAATGCAAAAGGCAATTGGGATGCTATATCTATTAGAGGTTATAGTGATGACATTTCTAATATATTAAAACCAGGCGTATTAGAAAGTAATGTAGAAGAACAACCATTAAGATGGACACATTTATATGAACAAGCAGAATTATTACCTTTAAAAGAAATACTATTACACATACCTGCTGAATTTGAAAGAGTAAGAGTAATGAGATTGAAAGCAGGCACTCGAATCTCTAAACACACAGACAAAGTTGACAAGGCCATTAAGAATGGTGATATAATAAGATTACACGTACCTTTAAAAACAAGCTCAAAAGTAACTATGACCTTATGGGAAAACAAAGACGCTAAAGTATATAATTTAGAAACTGGTAAATATTATTATACAGATGTTTCTAAACCACACGCCGTAGAAAACTTAGCAGATTTTGATAGACTACATTTAGTTATAGATTGCTTTAACAATCCTAAATTAAAAAACTTATTAAAACAAGATGTTACTAGCTAGACCTAAAGATTTTGAAAAAGTAAAAGAAATTTTTTATAAGCACAAAAAATGGTTTCCTCATATAAGAACCGATTATATGAAACGTATGATTGCAAAAGAAAGAATGGTTTATGAGGATTCGGTTATTATTACCTTTCATCACGCTAAAAGAAAACAAAAGATAGGTAATGTACAAATAGAAAAAGGTGATACCGTATTACACCAGATCGCAAGTGAATTTCAAGGTGATGGTAATGGTAAATTAGTTATTAATAGATTTTTTGAATGGTGCCCACAAAACGTCTTTTTATCAGTAAGAGCTGATAACTTGACAGCGTGTAAATTTTATGATAGCATAGATATGAAAGTTGAGGGAAAAACAAGTTGGGCAAAAGGCACACTCCCTGGTTTAGTTTATGGAAAACGCAAAACAAGCAGTTAGAGACTGGAAAGATAATAAAGGATTTCCATATTATCCTAAAGATAAAAAATGGAAAGACAAAGAATATCAAAACTTATTATCATTTAATAGAGATACAATTTTAGATAGACCTAATAAAATCATAGGACAATCAACACACGGATTATCACTTGCGTGGTCTTATATGCCACACGCTTGGGGTATTAAATGTGGCAAGATGAAAACACCTATGGAAATATGGGAAGATGAAGAACATTTAGAAAAAGGCATTAATAAGATTTTAACAGGCACTTTCTTTAAACAAAAACCAGCACATCAAATTACAGATTCAGATATGAGAGCTATGTTAAGACGATATAGTGGTACTCAAATGGTATCTAATTTTAGACCTACAGCGGCCGCAACTTTATATGATTTATTTGTAGATAAAGATAGTCCTTTAGAAGGCACAGAAGCAGGTACAGTATGGGATCCAAGTATGGGTTATGGTGGTCGTTTATTAGGTGCAATTGCAGCTGGCGTTAATTACATAGGTACAGATCCTTGTGTTCCTACTTATTCAGGTTTAGAAAAAATTAGAGACGAATATGGTCATACTCATAAATCGTATAAATTATTAAGACAAGGTAGTGAGACATTTATACCAGAAGATGAAAGTTTAGACTTTGTATTTACAAGTCCACCTTATCTAGGCCACGAAATGTATGGTGACGAAGAAGAACAATCATTTAGAAAGTTTCCAGTACAAGATCAATGGCGTAATGGTTTCTTATTAAAGACTATACAAAACGCATACAAAGGTTTGAAAAAAGGTAAGTATGCAGCTTTCAATGTTGCAAACGTTAAATCATATAAGACATTTGAAGAAGACACTTATGATTGTATGAAAGAAGCAGGATTTAAAGATATAGATGTTTGGTGGTTATCTTTATCTACCCAACAAGGTACACAGGCACAATCAACACTAGATGGTGATGAAACTGAAGTAAAACAAAAAAACAATTATATAGGGCGATTCGCAAGACCTGATATTCCAGGTAGAAAATACGAACCTATATTCATTGGAATCAAGTAATGAAAAAAAAAGATACAACAACTGAAATAAAAAACTACTGTAATAACTGCGGACACGAATGCCATTGTGGAAAAAAATGTAAACAAGAATACACAGATGGCGATGGTGAAAGATATGAGATTCAGATTTGTAGTCATTGCCGACACGAAAAAAAACAAAAAAATAAGAAAAAAATCTAATGTTCTTGTTTTGTTCTCATTAAAACCTAATAAAATCGTTGTTTTTTAACGCTTGACTTTTAAAGTGTTTTAGTGTAGCGTAGCTAGTATATGACACAAAACACTATGCAAAGTCAAAAATCTAATCTGGCAAAATTACTTGCAACAGAAAATATACAAGTTTTACAAAATCAAGTTAAGACGGCTTCGTTTGATGTTAAAGACCGAGTATTAACTATTCCGTTTTTTCAACATAATGACAATAACGTTATTGATATGTTGATTGCACACGAAGTTTCACACGCTTTACATACACCATCTAAAAGTTGGGTAGATATGAAAGACCGATCAGATGAGTTTAGGTCGTTTGTAAACGTTTTAGAAGATACTAGAATTGATAAACTTATACAAAAAAAATATCCAGGTGTTGTACAAAACTATTTAAAAGGTTTTGATAGTCTTTTAAAAGAAAACTTTTTTGGTACTAAAGATAGAAATTTAAATGATTACTCTTTAATTGATAGAATTAATCTTTGGTAC